AGGTTCATCTGGTTCTTCGGGTTCAACTGGTTCAAGTGGAACATCAGGTTCAACTGGTTCATCTGGCTCAACTGGTTCATCAGGAACATCTGGCTCAACTGGTTCGTCTGGCTCAACTGGTTCAAGTGGAACATCAGGTTCAACTGGTTCATCTGGCTCAACTGGTTCATCAGGAACATCTGGCTCAACTGGTTCGTCTGGCTCAACTGGTTCAAGTGGAACATCGGGTTCAACCGGTTCTTCTGGTTCAACTGGTTCTTCAGGAACATCTGGCTCAACAGGTTCATCTGGCTCAACAGGTTCTTCAGGAACATCTGGTTCAACCGGTTCTTCTGGTTCAACTGGTTCAAGTGGAACATCTGGTTCAACTGGTTCATCAGGTTCAACTGGTTCAAGTGGAACATCAGGTTCAACAGGTTCATCAGGTTCAACAGGAAGTTCAGGAACATCAGGGACATCTGGCTCAACGGGTTCTTCTGGTTCAACTGGTTCTTCTGGCTCAACTGGTTCAAGTGGAACATCTGGCTCAACTGGCTCTTCAGGTTCAACTGGTTCATCAGGGACATCAGGTTCATCTGGCTCAACAGGAAGCTCGGGAACATCAGGTTCAACAGGTTCTTCAGGTTCAACTGGTTCTTCGGGAACATCGGGGTCATCGGGTTCATCAGGAACAGGTTTCAACACAATAAATTCACCGGCATCTGGTAGAGTATTACTTTCAGATGGAACGATAAACGCTGCAACTGCTTCAGTAAATCTAACATATAGTTCAAATACTTTCACGGTAACGGGTGATACGGTTGTAACTGGTAAACTTACGGCTCAAGAATTTTATACAGAGTTTGTATCTGCTTCAATTATTTTTGAAAGTGGTTCAACTAAATTTGGTGATAGTATAGATGATACTCATAAGTTCACAGGTTCATTATCAATAACAGGTTCATTACAAATTCCAAGAGCATCATCAAATCCAGATGCTATTCTTGGAGGAATCTATTATAATACCGTTGATAATAACATCTATCGTTCAAATGGTTCTACTTGGCTTGCGTCAGTTGGTTCATCGGGGACATCTGGTTCAACTGGTTCTTCAGGAACTTCAGGAACATCAGGAACATCAGGTTCATCGGGTTCAACGGGTTCATCGGGAACGTCCGGCTCAACAGGTTCATCGGGAACATCAGGACAATCGGGCTCTTCAGGGACATCAGGTTCATCTGGAGCTGCTGGTGCTTCTGGTTCATCAGGAACATCAGGACAATCAGGCTCTTCAGGGACTTCAGGTTCATCTGGAGCTGCTGGTTCATCAGGAACATCTGGTTCAACTGGTTCGTCTGGCTCAACCGGTTCATCAGGAACATCTGGTTCAACTGGTTCGTCTGGCTCAACCGGTTCATCGGGAACATCTGGATCAACTGGTTCATCGGGTTCATCAGGATCCTCTGGTACAAGAGGAACATCTGGTTCTTCTGGAACATCGGGTTCAACTGGTTCATCTGGCTCAACCGGTTCATCGGGAACATCTGGATCAACCGGTTCATCTGGCTCAACCGGTTCATCGGGAACATCTGGTTCAACTGGTTCATCTGGCTCAACAGGTTCATCGGGAACAAGTGGCTCAACCGGTTCATCAGGAAGTTCAGGTCAAACAGGTGGGGCAGGTTCATCTGGTACAGCCGGTTCATCTGGTTCAACTGGAAGTTCGGGTTCAACAGGTTCATCTGGTTCAACTGGCTCATCAGGAAGTTCAGGTCAAACAGGTGGAGCTGGTTCATCAGGAACATCAGGTTCAACTGGCTCATCAGGAAGTTCAGGTCAAACAGGTGGAGCTGGTTCATCAGGAACATCCGGTTCAACTGGCTCATCAGGAAGTTCAGGTCAAACAGGTGGAGCTGGTTCATCAGGAACATCCGGTTCAACTGGCTCATCAGGAAGTTCAGGTCAAACAGGTGGAGCTGGTTCATCAGGAACATCAGGGACAGGATTCAACACAATAAATAGTGCAAGTGGTAGTCGTTTAATAATAAGTGACGGTACAAATAATGCGGCAACTGCATCTGCAAATTTAACATTTGCCGGTAATATCCTTACAGTTTCATCAAGCACTGCAACTACAAATGCCTCGGTACGAAATCTAAATATCATAAATAACACCACCGGAACTGCAACACAAAGTCTCGGTGTTGGTATTGAATTTGAATCAGAAACAAGTACAACAGAAAATACAACCGTCGGTTTCCTTGATTATGTATGGACAACACATACAAATGGAAGTGAATGGGGACAAACTGAAATAGTGCTGAAAGATACAGGAACTTCTGTTCGTTCTCATATGTTTGCTCCAGGTGTTATTGGTTCATTCAATGGTGGACTTACGGCCGCTACACCACAACTCGGTGACTTTACAGGTGCTTATCCAGAATATCGAGTTTATGCATCGGGTAGTACAACAGACGGAACCCAAACAACACTTCAATTTAATGTTTGGAATAATGTTGCTGGATTGGCTGTTCCAAATGATACAACTTGGATGTTTACTTCGTATATTGTGGCAAGAAGAACTGATGCAGACAATGAAAGTGCGGCCTATTGGTTACAAGGTGCTATTGATAATAATGCGGGTGCCGTTGCTCTTGTAGGTGCTGTTCAAGTAACTGCAATAGAAGATACAGTTGCTTGGAATACAACAGCAGTTGCTCTTGGTGGTAGATTACTTCTACGAGTAACCGGTGAAGCTGCAAAAACAATTTACTGGAACGCCGTAACACATATTGTCCAAGTTAGTGGATAATTATAAATAAAGGAGTAATGTAGTATGTCAAATTGGTCAAGAAGTCTTGCTGGAGTACAAACTCTTTCAGAAGTAAGTGCAAGCGCCAGTATAAGTTCTGGAACACTTACATTGGATTTGAGCACCGCCGGTGTTTTTTATGTTAGTCTAAATGCGGATATAACATCACTTACAATTTCAAATGTTCAAAACGTTGGTTCATCTGCATTTACTCTTATATTTACCGCCGACGGAACTGCTCGCTCGGTTACATGGGGTGGTTCTATTTTATGGCCATCAGGCGCCTCACCAGTCTTGACATCTACCAATGCTAAAAAAGATATATTTTCATTTGTTACACTCGACGGGGGTGCAAACTGGCATGGATTTGTTGGTGGTCAAAATTTGTAAAGGTAGAGTGATATGCCATTTATAAAAAATGTAACAGTACAGATAAAAAGAACATATAGTCCTGTTCCTCCTGTTGTAATTGGTCAAGTTGGAGAAGGAGAAATTACGGCAGCATTTTTGAGTGGAACTGGTCGCATATGGACTTGGGGAGAAAATACCAGGGGACAATTGGGTCAAAATCTTTCCACAACAGTTTGTAAGTGTACTCCTACACTTATCGCCGGTTTAACAAAAACTTTTTGTATGTTAGCAACTGGCGATCAAAATCATCTTGCCATAGACAAAAATGGAAAAGTATGGGGTTGGGGTGCTAATAGTAGTGGTCAACTTGGGGATAACAGTATAACTTCAAAATGCACCCCAGTTTCTGTTGCTGGAACTGCAAAAACTTTTTGTAAAATAGATAGTGGTGGTAATTCTAGTACTGGAATAGATAAAAATGGTAAACTTTGGGCTTGGGGTGAAAACAGTAGTGGACAGATTGGCGATGGAACAACAATTTTAAAATCTACTCCAGTATCTGTTGTTGGTGCTGCACTGACAAGAACTTTTTGCCACATAGCCGGATACAGTACTAGACTTACAATAGACAAAGACGGTAAAGTATGGGCATGGGGAAATAACTCATATGGGACAGTTGGTGATAACACTACAATCTCTAAACTTACTCCGGTTGCTCTCGGTGGTGCTACAAAAACATTTTGTGTCATAAAAGTAAAAAACCAAGCACTCGCAATAGACAAAAATGGTAAACTTTGGGGTTGGGGATATAATGCACACGGACAAGTGGGTGACAATAGTGTAATATGTAAATCAACACCCGTTGCTGTTGGTGGAACAAATAAAACATTTTGTAAAATATTTACTGGATTATTCAACTCATATGGAATAGATAAAAATGGCAAACTATGGTCATGGGGACAGAATATTGCATCAACATATCTATTGGGAAATGGAAATATATCGTGCGCATCGGCACTAACACCAGTTGCTGTTGGTGGTGCACTCGCTAATAAAGTAGTTTGTGAAATTGCGGGCGGCCGCGATTATGCATTTGCAATAGATAGTTCTGGAAAAGTTTGGTCTTGGGGGTGGAACGGATATGGAGGACTTGGTGTACCATACATTACATCCATAACAAGTCCAATATCAATTGGAGGAACGATAAGAACATTTTGTAGTATTCAGATGGGATATAATTCAACTATACTGGGTCAACACGCAGCTGGTATTGATAAAAATGGACAAGTTTGGTCTTGGGGTTATAATTCTTCAACAGGTGAATATGGAGATAATTCATCTACTTGTAAAGCAACACCCGTTTGTATTGCAGGCGCTGCTAAGACCTTCTGTTTTATAAGTTCAAATGGATCAAATACAGTCGGTATAGACAAAAATGGAAAAGTATGGGGTTGGGGTGCTAATAGTAGTGGTCAACTTGGAAATAACACGGCAACCGGTAAATGTACTCCAGTTTCTGTTGCTGGAACTACAAAAACTTTTTGTAAAATAGCAACATCTGGCAACCACACTATGGGAATTGATAAAAACGGAAAGGCATGGGGGTGGGGAAGTAATACAAATGGAAGATTGGGAGATAATACAATAACTGCTAGATCTACACCAGTAGCAGTAGCCGGTGCAGCAAAAACTTTTTGTAAAATAGAAGCTGGTGCACAAGGATTTACAATTGCAATAGATAAAAATGGAAAAGCATGGTCATGGGGAAATAATTCCAGTAATGCTTATTTGGGAGACGGAACCACTACATCGCGAAGAACACCAGTTGCTGTTTATGGTTCAAAAACATTCTGCGAAATATCTACAAAACTGGCTCACACTATGGCAATAGACAAAAATGGAAAAGTATGGGGTTGGGGAATTAACTCATTTGGACAACTTGGTAATGGTTCAACCATTAGAGCAATAACTCCGGTTGGTCTTTTAGGTGCAAATAAAACTTTTTGTAAAATAGCAGCAGGACTAAACTTTACAGTTGCCATTGATAAAGCCGGCCGTCTTTGGTCGTGGGGCCAGAATCAGTATGGTCAATTAGCGAACGGTACAGCAACTTCAAGAAGCACTCCAGTATCTGTGGTTGGTGCAACAAAAACTTTTTGTCAAGTTATGGCAAATGGATACAGTGGTTTTGCAATAGATAAAAATGGAATAATTTGGGGGTGGGGACTAAATGTTGCAGTTTCTGCAATAGGTGCTAGTAATCTTCTTGGATTAGGAAATTCATCAGTTCAATTTTCCAGCACACCAATTCGTGTTTGTAATATTTAAGTAATGATATATTAAAATAATTTTTGTATATTAATGTATTGTATCACTAATAAAAAATAGGTTATGAAAACAAAAGACACACTCGTCCTAACGATTTCAATCGGGGATTACTATAATGAAGTATCAAAACTTACAACACCTTCAATTCAGGCATATGCTAAAAAAATTGGTGCAGACTATTTGAACATCAATGAGTTCAACCCGCACTATATTACACAGAAATGGAATAAGTTTCATATTCATGAACTCCTAAACAAATATAAAAGGATTCTTTACTTGGATATTGATATTCTTGTTCGTGAGGATACTCCAAATCTTTTTGAAATAGTTCCTGAAAATAAATTAGGTATGTTTAATGAAGGTAAATATTCCACTCGTTTTGAATTTCTTGAACAGGCATCTGAATACTATAACGAACCACTTAAAAAATGGGATGGTAAATTCTATAATTCTGGCGTGATGGTGATTTCTCGTATTCACAAAAATATTTTTAAGTTACCAAAAGGTATTGACTTTGTAGAAACGGATCAACCTTATATCAATCTTCGTATTTTGAATGACAAGATTGAAATGTTTGACTTGGATTATAAATTTAATCGAATGGATATACTTGATAGGTTTTGTGGAATTTCTAGACTTGACTCATATTTTGTACACTATGCAGGTGCCCCAAAAGAAATTCAAATGGATGTGATGAAAAAAGATATAGAGCAATGGAAATTGGATTCCCCCAATTATGAATACAATCGAAATATTCTCATTTCAGTCACGGCTGGTATGGGAGATCAATTATGCTCTGAACCGGCAATCCGATACACACAAAAACTATATTCAGATGCAAATATTTTTGTTGTTTCACATTTCCCACGTCTTTTTGAACATCTTTCTTGCCCTGTAATGAACTATGATGAGTGGAACGGCATAAATGATGCTATACTTACAATGTACACGTGCCCAGACGATGAACAATCTGATCATAAATTGTCTCATGTTCTATTTCACCCAACAGATTTTGCCTCCATGTCAATGATAAAAAGAACAATACCAAATAACGAAAAAACAATTAAGCTAAAACTAGAAGCAGATGACACAATGTCAGTGCTGAATATGTTGGAATCCAAGAAGAAAGATAAACCAACAGTAGTAGTTCATGCAGGAAAATGGTGGCCATCAAAAACTCTTCCACAAGATTGGTGGCAAAAGATCATAGACAAGTTATCAGAAAAACTAACGGTAGTTCTTATCGGTAAAACAATTGATGAGAAACAAGGGTATCTTCCAATCCAATGTCCAAAAGACGGAATTGACCTTCGTGACCTAACAACATTGGGTGAATTGATGTCTCTTATTTCTCTTTCTCGGTGTCTTCTTACCAACGATTCTTCACCACTTCATATTGCCGGTGCGTTCGATAATTGGATCGTAACGATTCCAACGTGTAAACACGAAGATCATATTCTTCCTTTCCGTAATGGAACTCAATACTACAAGACAAAGGCACTTCGTCAAGGCCTTCTTCTCGATGATCTAGAAATTCGTCACACGGAATTCCACACAGATACAATTGATCTAATTCCAGAAGGAAAGACATTATACGATTACATTCCAGAAGTTGATGAAGTTGTAAAGGAGGTGTTTGACATCTATGATAACAACCGATAACAAATTCGAGTCATACCGACCACTTATGAATGAGTGGGAGTATAAGTTCATCGAGAAGTTTCTAACTCCCGATGATACACTTCTTGAATGGGGAAGTGGTAACTCAACTCTATACTGGTCGGGTATCGTTTCAAAGGTAATCTCAATCGAACACGATATTGATTGGATAAATTCGTTGGGTAAGGTAATAGATGCTTATAATGTTAAGAATATTGAACTACATCATATAGCAGCTCACTCACCAAATCCAATTCCTTGCCGATACGAACAATTCAAGGACTACATCAATTACCCAAAAGAAAAGGGATTGAAGTTTACAAAGATTCTGATTGATGGTAGGGCAAGAAAGTATTGTGCAAAATCAATATGGGAAGTTATAGACGAAAATGTAATTGTTTTTATCCATGACTTCAACAGACCTGATTATCAGATGACTCTAAAATACTACGATCTTGTTGACGTAGAATGGCGTGGTCAAGGTATCGCTGCTCTACGAAAAAAGAAAGATGTTATAGATGATGGGTCGTATTATTGATGGTAATCTACGAAGAGGCATATTTATAGAATATGTCTCTTTTTGTTTATGAGGTATTTTAAGTGGATTATATACAAGTTGAAAATGGTGAAGTAAAAGGTTATCCAAGACCACTCCCACAAAATTGGGTAGACGTTTCTAATTTTTATCTATTAGACGACGAAAGGTTACGTTCTTATGGATGGTTTCCTGTTCGTTTTGTTCCAAACCCAAATAAAACAAACAACAGTATTACGACGGGTCAGATGTTTGTTATTGAAGGAATCGAAGTAGTTCAGTACGAACAAGTTCGAGAAAAAACACAACAGGAACTAGAACAAGAAACAAATCAAATGTGGGAAAATATAAGAGTTCAAAGAAATGAACTTCTATTAGAATCAGATTGGACACAGTTATCTGACTCACCACTTTCAGAAGAGAAGAAGATAGAATGGCAAACATATCGTCAAGAACTAAGAGATATTACATCACAACAAGATCCTTTCAACATAATTTGGCCAACTAAACCGTAAAAATATGAATAGACTTATAGAACAAATAATCAAAGAGCTAAAACTCCAAATCTTTAATGAAGAAGATTCAAATAAAGGAAAAATCGTAGCTGTATATCCTGGTCGTTTTCAACCAATGGGCATTCATCACAGAGATGCTTATATGTGGTTGAAAAAACAGTTTGGTGATAAAAATACTTACATCGTTACTTCTGATAAAGTAGATGGACAAAAATCTCCATTCAACTTTGAAGAAAAGAAACGAATAATGGTAAAACACGGAGTGCCGTCAAGTCAAATTGTAAAAATAGTTAGTCCTTACAATCCACAAGAATTCTTTGAAAAAACAGGACTAGATCCAAAAACTACTTCAATAGTTTACATGATTGGTGAAAAAGATAAGGGAAGACTCAAAGGTTTCAAACGTCTTATGGCGTACAACAGAACAACTTTCATCCCTGCAAAAGATCTCGTAGACCCTTACACATATTATGTTTATGCACCACACGTTTCATACAATATACCTTCATTCGGTGAAATGTCAGGAACAAATATTCGTAAGGCACTCGGAGATAACGATGCAAAGTTGGCCGAATTGAGATACCGTTTCAAACAAATTTTTGGTTGGTTTGATGCGAGTATTTTCAACTTAGTAATAAGTAAGTTGAATACTAAACGTAGTAAACTAAAAGAAGACCTAAATGAATGGATGAGGGCACTCCTAAATATGTCTCAAGTTCAGTCTGATTTATTCTTTGGTATTATCAAAAAAGAATACGGGGATACAAAAGACCTCCTTCCAATAATACAAAAGTTTGTAAAAACAGGAAAACTTACCGACCAAGAAAAGGCAATCTTTCAGAAACAAATGAAAGATACGTTCAAACTTATGGGTCTTGGGGCTATTGCGGCAATACCAATACCAGGAACAATGTTATTGATTCCTGTTATCGTTCAACTCGCTAAGAAGTTCAACATCAATCTTCTTCCAGAATCTGATGAACCTGCGGGAGAACGTCTCTCCGTAGTTCGTAGAGAATTTTGGAATGAAGTATTTACAGAAGTTGCTAAGGAAGATAAACCACTTCTAAAAGAAGGTGGTGCAGCAGGACACATGACACATCCATTTGAAGACTTCGGTCTTACATTTGGTGACATGAAAGAAATGTTCCGACTTGGATTATCGGGTGAAATAACAACAACAGGAAAACCAACAGAAAAATTAGACGGTCAAAATCTTTTTGCTTCATTTAGAAAAGGTAAACTATATGCTGCCAGAAATAAAGGTGACATCAAGAATGGTGGAATGGATTATGAAAGTATCAAGACGAAGTTTGGTGGTCGTGGTGCTATTGAAGAGGCATTTACATTTGCGTTCTCTGATTTGGAAAAGGCAATTCAAAAACTAACTCTAAACCAACAAAAGAAGATTTTTCAAGATGGTAAAGCTTGGATGAATCTTGAAATTATGTACCCGAAAAGTGCAAATGTAATCAACTACGACGGTGCTTATATTGTTTTTCACGGAGTTTCTTTGTATAATGATAAAGGTGAAAAGATAGAAGATTATCCTGACTATGCAAGAGTTTTAGCCGGAATGATAGAACAAGTAAATGCACATTCACAAGAAACATTTAGTATTACCAAACCAAAATCAATCGTGGTTGGTAAGACTAAAAAGTTCAATCAACGACTGAATTACTTTGTAACAAAACTAACAACTCTTCAGAATAAGATGAATTGTTTAGATACTGACACCATTGGTGTATGGCATCAACGTTGGTGGGAAAAGTATATCAAAAAGAACACAAAAGAAGCTGGTCTGACGATAGATGAGAAGACAATGGAAGGACTTGTAAAAAGATGGGCATTTTATGATAAGTCGTTTGCCCTAAACAGTACAAATATATCTGACGGCAATCTTTTGACTTGGGCAAAGAATACGGATAAACTGAAAGTCCAAGAACAAATGCAAAAGAATGTTCAACCGTTTGAATTACTCGTGTTAGAGTTTGGCGCAGAAGTTCTAAAGAATGTTCAGAGTGTAATGGCAATAGATCCAAAGAAAACTACAAGTCAAATGAAGTTGGATGTCAAGAATGCAATACAAACTCTCTCATCTTCTAAAAAGTTGGAAGATATAAACGTTCTCAAAAAACAATTGAAGAGAATTGATGCTGCCGGTGGTATGGACTCAATAGTTCCATTGGAAGGAATTGTGTTTACATTCAACGGTAAGACATATAAACTAACGGGTGCATTTGCTCCGATAAACCAATTATTGGGTTATTTCAAATTCAAGACATAATTATAGTAAATAGTTTCATTTATTCGATGGTGGTATATGGTAAAGATTGACAGTGTAAACGATGTCAAACAACTTCTAAAAGGAGAACACACTTCTCAAACTTCCGTTCAAACGGGATATACGGGAGAACCGGAAGAAAAGATAACAAGGAGTGTTGGTGATAGATGGAAGGATGAAGATGGTAATGAGTGGGAACAGAAAGAAGGGTATAAAATAAAGTTAGGAAAGGATTGGCAACAAGACCTTCACGGTTATCTCAATACGTTTCAGAATTGCCCGAAAGAAGTTTGTACGTGTAATATGCCAAAGAATGTTGATAACAAAATGAAGGCGTTACACGGTATGTGCCTTGACTGTGTTACAGAAATGGAACATAAGATAAGGATAGACGGAAGATGGGATGAATATGAAAGAGAAAAAATGAAACTAAATGCAATGGCATGGTTGGCAGAAGCTGAAAAGGATAAAAATGTAATTGCAGAAGAACTTTCAAGAACAGAATTTGTAAATTCATTTGGTGACGTTGAAAAATGGGACACCGGTAAAACAAAAGAGGAACTCTTACAGAAGATTGAAGATGAGTTTCAAAAGTTTCGTGAAGATTTTATTCAGAAATTGGAGAACTATGGTGATTGAACAACTAAAGTCAGGATTGGCTTCAATGATTTCAGATGTTGACGGATCGGTCTCATCAAAACGAGTTGTTACATTCTTATGTGTACTTGCCATGTTAGTTACATGGGGTGCAAATCTTTTTTGGGGATTTCAAATCACAGAGTTTATCTTTGAAGGTTTGATGTATATTATCATTGTTGGTCTCGGTGTTGCAACCGCAGAGAAGTTTTCACGTAAGGGACAATAACTATGTCAAAATCTATTGTTATAGAACGTGCAGTACCTACTAATAAAAAATTATACAGTAGTGTAAAGTCACGTATAAAGAAAAAATTCAAAGTATGGCCGAGTGCTTATGCCTCGGCCGCACTTGTAAAAGCGTATAAAGCTGCCGGTGGTGGTTATCGTAATGAGTCAACAACGGTCAATAATCCTGTTTATCGTCTTGAATCATATAAAACAAATGAGTGTGGTAAAATCACAGAATTACATTTTGGTATTCAAGAGGCAACAACAGAAGTCCTCGGTGAAGCTGAATACCGTGGACGTAAAGTATCATTAGGTAAACCATTCAGAACTCCAGGTGGCCCAAAGAAATTCTCTGTGTATGTAAAGAATCCAAAGGGTAATGTTGTAAAAGTAAACTTTGGACACAAGGGTGAAGGTGGTAAGAAAACGATGAGAATAAAGAAATCAAATGCAGCAAGACGTAAGTCATTTCGTGCAAGACATAATTGTGATACTCCTGGACCTAGAACATCCGCCCGTTATTGGTCATGTAGATTCGGATGGCCTTCGAGTGGTAAAGGTGCAATAGATAAAACATAATATATGAATCAGGGTTTGTACCAAACATTACTGACTCCACAGTTTCAGTTTCATCTACCAAAGGATAGAGATGCCGCGGCAGACGCTATGGTAAATGCCTATCATTTATCAAACATAGGTCAAACAACAACACCTTTTGGTGCACCACTTTTGAACGCAGATAAGTCTATTCTAAAAACATTCGTAAAGCTCAGTCTTGATATAAACTTTTATGGTGGTCAATTACAATCCACTTTATCTGAAGTTTTATCTACGATTCGTGGTGCAATCCAAGCCGCTGAATCTGGAATAAAAACTGCAGTAAAAGATGCTCAAAAAAGTGTAAATAATACAATAGACCGTTTGGTATCTTCACTACCAGCTCCTCTTCTATTTGTCTCTCCGATTTTGAAAAGTTTGATCGGGGGTATATTCAAAGATTTATTGGAAGCTGGAAGTAATAAACTTGGAGAAGTTTATAAATGTATGAAAAAACTTCAGGGTATGATTGATTTATTAGATGTTTCAAAAATAGCATATCTTGTAATGGCTACTGGATATTGTTTGTATTGGATAACTGCGAAGATGTCACCAGTTCCTCCAATGCCACCGTGCATAGGTCCAACAACTGGCGCGATAATTTTACTACCTGGACTTCCCGTTCCACTAAATTCTGATTTGTCAAAAACATTCTCAAAAGGGAACACTGTTCTACAAGCTATCGGTAAACTATACAACAGTTTAGTATTACATCAATTGACAGTCGCTGGAGTTTATCTCGGAATAATACCGTTCTTTCCTTCACCAATTCCAGGACCACCTATACCGTGGTTTTCAATGTTGAATATTCCATTTCCAAATATAAACTTTTCAAAACCACCCGGTGATCCAAATTCAAGTGGTTCTAAAAAAGAAAAAGAACGTCAAGAAAAATTGAATAAAGATCCAGATGGTGAATTTTTGAAAGCCGGCGAAAAACTGAAAAAAGCAAAGGATGGATTGAAAAAACAATCGGAAAATTCTAAACCCTGTTGATATTTATCTTTATGACACCATGCCAAAAACACATATTAGAATTAGTCTTACATGAATACAAACGTGAAGTTCTAACGGAAGGAAAAAAACCTTCTGGTGGACTTCGCAAATGGTTCAAGGAAAAGTGGGTTGACATCTCTCGTAAAACAAAATCTGGAGGTCATCCTGCCTGTGGTGCGTCTGCTGGTTCTAAACAACGTAAGGGTGGTAAACGTGCCTATCCTAAATGTGTTCCTGCTGGTCGTGCCTATCGTATGTCTTCTAAACAAAAGAAAAGTGCGGTAACTCGTAAAAGAAAACACGGTTCAACAAGACGTGGTAAAGCGAAATTTGTATCAACGAATCCGAGTAAGTAAATGATAAAGAACATTATTATGAATATCCTAGTACCAGTAATCGCCATCGGTGGTGTTGGTATGGCTATTTATTCTTCTATGATGGTCGATGACCGAGTAACAGAAAACATGAGAATTGCTGATTCACTTCGTGCAGAAGTAAACAAGTATCACCAAAAGTATGACAGTATTCTTGTAGTTGCACAATTGCTAGATTCTGCCGTTACACATCAAGAAGAAACGGTAAAGATAGTAAAACAAACATTTATAAAATACAAAACACCACCAATCAATCATTCAGATTCGGCGGTAAAATTTCTAGAAGAGTTCATCGAGGAGTGATATGAAATGGACATTACCAATTTTATTTCTACTTGCAGTTATTACATCAAGTGGACAATCACAAGACTCAGTAGTTTGTTTGCCAAAAAGTAACATACTTACTCTTGCCAACAAAATCCAATTACTAAAAGACACTATTCGTTGGCAAAAAGATATAATCACTGCACAAGATACTCTCGTTAGTACACAAAAACAACGAGCACTTGTTTACGAAAGTCAATTAGAAAACCGTCAAACGGTAATCAATCTAATGGAACAAGAAAATAAGAAACTCCGTGAGACTATTGACATTATGATGCCGAAGTGGTATGACAATAAGTGGATATGGTTCGGTGGTGGTGCAACAGTAGCAACAATCATTTTGGGCGTGATATTGTAATGGTTCAACAAAACAAAACGTTACGGGATATAATCAAAGAAGAATATGTAAAGTGTGCCTCTAATCCGGGATACTTTATGAGAAAATACGCCAAGATTCAACACCCCGTTCGTGGTAAAATCCTTTTTGAATTGTGGGACTTTCAGGAATCTGTTCTAAAAGATTTCCAAAACGAACGATACAATATCTGTCTCAAGTCTCGTCAGTTGGGTATCTCAACTCTTATTGCTGGTTATTCTCTTTGGTTGATGTTATTCCAAACAGACCAAAACATTCTCGTTATTGCCACCAAACAAGAAACTGCAAAGAACCTCGTAACGAAGGTCAGAGTTATGTATGATAATCTTCCATCGTGGTTGAAAACTGCGGTGGTAGAAGATAACAAACTCTCACTTCGTTTCAAGAATGGTTCACAGATAAAAGCCGTTTCAGCTGCTGCTGATGCAGCTCGTTCAGAAGCTCTTTCACTTCTCATCATCGACGAGGCCGCTTTCATTGATAACATCGAGGAAATTTGGGCCTCTGCACAGTCTACAATCAACACTGGTGGTTCTGCAATTATCAACTCTACTCCTAACGGGGTTGGTAATTTTTACCATAAACAATGGGTCAATGCAAAGACAGGAACAAGTGCTTTCAATCCAATCTTCCTTCACTGGACGGTTCATCCTGAAAGAGACCAAGCTTGGAGAGACCAACAAGACATCATTCTTGGACCTGCACTTGCTGCCCAAGAGTGTGATGGTGACTTCCTTTCATCGGGTCAATCTGTTGTTGACGGTAATACAATTGACTGGTATCAGAAAACTTATGTATGTGAACCAAGAGAGAAGAGAGGTGCCGAAGGTGCCCTTTGGATATGGGACGACCCTGACCCTAATAAGACATATATGATATGTGCTGACGTTGCCCGTGGTGATGGTAAGGATTATTCTGCCTTTCACATTATGGACATAGAAAACATTGAACAAGTCGCAGAATACCGTGGTAAGTTAGATACAAAATCTTACGGAAATCTTCTTGTATCTTTGGCAACCGAATACAACGATGCCTTACTTGTAGTTGAAAATGCGACTATCGGTTGGGCTGTAATCCAACAAATAATTGACCGTGGTTATCCAAACCTTTACTACACATACAAAGAAGATGGTTATACAGACCCATCGGTTCATATACCAAAGGGATATGACCTCAAAGATAAATCACAAATGGTGCCGGGATTCTCAATGACATCAAAGACAAGACCACTCGTGGTATCAAAGTATGAGATGTACTTCAGAGAACGTGCACCAGTCATCAAGTCAAATCGTTTAGCTGAAGAAATGTTCGTATTCGTTTGGAACGGTGGTAGAGCCGAAGCTCAAACAGGATATAACGATGACTTGGTTATGTCATTTGCTATGGGACTTTGGATTCGTGATACCGCACTCAAACTACGTCAAGAAGGTATGATGCGAACAAGGTTGGCGTTGGACTATATGAGAAAAACAACGTCGGTAATCAGTACAACGAATATGAGAAATCCACTTTCCGATTCTGGTTGGACGATGGACGTTGGGGATAAGAAACCAAACGAAGACCTTACTTGGCTTCTCTAAAAAATGACGTTAGATTATTCTAATCCATATTTATATCTATGGACTAATACACAATAAAAACAGGTGATAAATGGTAATATATCTTACTACAAATGTAGAAAGTGAGAGTTATAATGGCTGAACGAAAATCATTATTTGATCGGCTCCGTGTGCTATTTTCAACAAACGTGGTCGTTCGTAACGTCGGGGGTAAGCGACTAAAAGTAGTTGATACCGCTCGCTATCAAGCAGATGGAAACCCACATACATCAAAAGTTATTGATCGTTATGGGAGATTACACGGAACTCGCGGAACTCCTATTTCTGTTTACAACCAATATAACTCGTTCTCTGCAACAAAGATTGACCTTTACACAGACTACGAGGCAATGGACACAGACGCAATCGTATCATCGGCACTTGATATTTACGCCGACGAATCTACATTGAAAAATGATACAGGTGATGTTCTTTCAATTCGTTCAGATAATGACAACATCAGAAAGATTCTACACAATCTTTTCTATGATATTATAAACATTGAATATAACCTGTGGCCGTGGATTCGTAACCTTTGTAAGTACGGTGACAATTATCTTTATCTTGATGTAAAAGATGAGGTCGGTATCACAAACGTTGTTCCACTTTCACCATATGAAATGCAACGTGATGAAGGAACAGATCCTGAACACATCTATATGACAAAGTTTGTTTACGAAGGCCCACTTGGTAAAGGTGAATTTCAAAATTATGAAATTGCACACTTCCGTCTTTTAGGTGACACAAACTTCCTACCTTATGGTAAGTCAATGTTAGAAGGTGCTCGTAAACTTTACAAGCAACTTGTTCTTATGGAAGATGCGATGTTGATTCACCGTATCATGAGAGCTCCTGAAAAGAGAATCTTCAAGATTGATATTGGTAATATTCCACCAGCGGAAGTTGACCAGTATATGCAGAACGTAATGAATGCAATGAAGAAGACACCTGTTATGGACGAAAGAACAGGTGAATATAATCTTCGTTACAATATGCAAAACCTTCTTGAAGATTTCTATCTTCCTGTTCGTGGTGGCCAAGCTGGTACTAATATAGAAACTCTGGCTGGACTTCAATATCAAGCAATTGAAGACGTTGAATACCTAAAGAGTAAGATATTTGCTGCTCTAAAGGTTCCAAAGGCATATCTTGGATTTGACGAATCACTCGAAGGTAAGGCAACACTTGCAACACTTGATATTCGTTTTGCAAGAACGATTGAAAGAATCCAACGTATCGTTATTTCTGAATTGACAAAGATTGCTATCGTTCACTTGTATGCTCAAGGATACGAGAACGCAGACCTTGTTGACTTTGAACTTTCTCTTACCGGTCCTTCTATCATCTATGAACAAGAGAAGATTGCCCTTTGGAAAGAAAGAGTAGACCTTGCTTCAAATCTGATTGAAAAGCGTCTTTTCTCAATGAAATATGTTTATGCAAATGTATTCAATCTTTCGGAAGATGACGCTGAGTTTGAGAAGAATGAAATCATTGAAGACATCAAACATCAGTTCCGTCAGAAACAAATTGAAAGTGAAGGAAATGATCCAAAGATTACGAAGGAATCATTTGGAACTCCACACGATTTGGCATCTATGAATATTTATGGTGGTAAGAGACCTCAACAAATCAATGATGTGGAAGTTCCTGAAGGTGGATGGCCGGGTGCTGGTAGACCAAAAGAAGGTGGTTCTACATATGGAACAGATAGAAGTCCATTCGGAAGAGATCCACTTGGTAAGAAAGACATCGGTAAGACACTTGATGTAAACCTTTCTCCAAAACATAACTACAAGGGCAATTCTCCTCTGGCAACTGAATCTACAAAACGTGATGGTTTGACAAAGGAAATTAGTGATATGTTGGACTCTATGTCTTTTGGTAGAGTAAAAACAAAATCAATTATTTCAGAAAGTCTAAAACCGGCATCGGAACAAAATACAGAAACATCTAATTTACTTGATGAGTCTAATTTAATGGAAGAAATTTGAGTTTAGGTCATATTTATTTTATGAGTAATATATTACAGGTAAACAAAGGATGAAAAAGATTAAACATTCAAAGTATAGAAACACGGGAATGTTATTTGAACTACTAACACGTCAAATAACATCTGACATCATATCCGGTACCGACTCTATCGCCACGGGTATCTTGAAGAAATTTTTCAACAAGAACACCGAGATGATAAAGGAGTATCGTTTGTATAAAACACTCTGTGAAGAGAAGATGCCAACCGATGCAAAATCACAAATGTTGATTGAAGCAGTCCTTACCGCCCGTAAGAAAATCAATAAGAAGAAGTTGAGTGAAGAGAAATATGAACTTATCAAGTCAATAACAGAAAACTTTGATATAAATTCTTTCTTCCAAACAAAAGTCGGAAACTATAAATTACTCGCATCTGTTTACAAGATATTTGAATATACTGAACTTGATAGTCCTGTGGAAATTACTCGTTCTAAGATGACCATTATGGAAAATATGGTATCTGAATCCAAGAAAGAACTTATTGAAGAGTCGGTATCACTAAAAGACGAACCAAAAGAAATTCGTCTTATGTCCTATAAAATTCTTGTTGAAAAGTTCAATAAAAAGTATGGCGAACTTTCACAAGACCAAAAATCTTTACTCCGCGAATACATCAGCAATGTAAGCAACACAAATAACCTGAAGACATTTGTTCAGGGTGAAGCTTCAAAGATACGAATTTTCTTGGAAGAAAAGATAAAGAAAACAAAAGATAAGACTTTGAAAATCAAGTTGGCAGAAGTCTCTGACTTACTAAATCAATATGGGACAATAAAGAATCTTGATGAAAGTCATATATCGGCCTTACTTAGATACTATGACCTTGTAAATGATTTGAAGGAGATAAAATAATGTCAACAGAAGTTCAACCATACAATTATCCAGCACCAACATTGAGTCAGTTTGAAAGACTAGGACATCCTGGAAAATTTCATAAAGTAATACCATGTACAACTGGAACAACAATATTTACGGGTTCCAATTTTGGTGTAGGTGGTTTGATAGTTCCGACTGGTTCCGTTGGTACGGCGTCTCTTTCACTCGGTGGTGATATTCCACTCGGTATTCTAGGACAAGGTAGTATTCGTATTTATGACTTTTCTTTGAGGAGTGTAAAGGTCGATAGTGGAACGGTTTATGTACTAATTCGTAATCAAGTGGCAAAGTAATATGAACATAGAAAAATTCATAAAAAACCTAAAAGAATCTGAATCATATAAGAAGTTCAGAGATGAAATGAATGAAACTAGTACCACTAGCATGGTTGCTGGATATGACACACCAAAGGCATTTTCTCCCCAAGATGGAGAAGGCAAAGAATCTTTTGATGCAAAAACAAAAGACAATGCAGAACAATTTGGATATAAAGTTGTACCAAAACAAAAGAGAAGAAATTCAATATCCAAAGAACAATATGCAAACTCTTTCACAAAGAGTGAGTCTGTTTATAAGATGGCAATGAAAGCTCTTCACGAAGCATCATATAAAGAGTACCGTGGTGATAAAACAAAAACAACAAGTGAAAAGATAAACACTTCTATTAAAGAATTGAACCAATCTCTTCTTCGTGTAGAACGTGCTGTTGGACACGCTCTTCGTCTAAAGACAGAAATGGCAGTAGACCAAAGAACCCTTTGGCGTTCATCACATAGTCGTCTCGTAAAAATCGGTGAAAGACTAAACAGAATTGGTAAGAAAATAAACGAATTGGGTGCCTAATAATGAAACATTTACTTGTAGACACAATACTTTTTTCAGCAACCCCACGTCAATTGAACGAATCATCAGATAACGGTGGTAAACTTATCGTATCGGGTGTTCTTCAACGTGCAGAGGCAAAGAATCAAAATGGACGTGTTTATCCAAAAAAGATTCTTATGCGTGAAGTTGCCAATTACAAGAAAACACAAATCAAAGAAAATCGTGCTCTCGGTGAGTTAGACCACCCCGATTCATCTGTTATCAATCTTCGTAATGTTTGTCATAACGTTCTTGATGTAAATTGGGACGGTGATGATGTTGTTGGTAAAGTAGAAATCCTCCCCACTCCTTCAGGAAACATTCTAAAGAACCTTCTACAAGCTGGAATTCGTCTTGGTATATCATCCCGTGGTATGGGTTCGGTGAAAGAAATAAATGAAACAACGGTCGAAGTCCAAGATGACTTTGAGTTGATTGGTTGGGACTTTGTATCAAATCCATCTACTCATGGTGCATTTATGTACCCTGCCGGTGCTGGTCAAGTTGTTGGTGAAGGTCTAATCAAAGAAGGTGTTGACCTCAAGACTATTGCTAAGATTGACCCTAAACTTCAACGTATAAACGAGAACATCACAAAGATTATTTGTGAAATTGGCGATGTATGTGAATGTATATTTTGATAGGAGTAAATGATGCCTGCAGTTAGTAAACAACAACAGAAATTTATGGGACTTGTTCTTGCCTACAAACGTGGGGAAGTTCCTGCTTCAAAAGTAAGTAAGAATGTAAAACAAGTTGCAGCTTCTATGTCAGAAAAAGAACTTGAAAAATATGCCGGAACAAAACACAAAGGTCTTCCAAATAAAGCGGAGTCAGTAAAAATGACAGAAACAAAGAAAAGTAAGATTCGTAAGATGGTAAAAGAAACTGTAACTAAATTTCTCCGTGAAGGTGAAGATGAAAAACAAGAAACACCAGAAAGAGTCTTGACACCGGAACAAAAGAAACTTTATGTTGAACTCATCGGCAAGTATAATCAGTTCGGTGAATCAATCTATCGTCAAGGTAAACTAAAAGAAGCTTACTCAAACATCAAAAAGATTGTTGAATTTGCTTCAAAGAACATCGTAGACGAATCCGGTGATTGGTTTGATGGAATGACTCTTTCACGTCATACTCGTAAGATGAATGAATCATTCAAGATCTTTGAAAAGACAGTAAATGAAGTAACAAAACTTCAACAAAGACTCGAAGCGGTTTATGAAGAAATTGGTGAAACACTCGGCAAATACTATGAAATCAAAGAAAAAGGCGATGAAGAAACGCCTGAATCGGTAAACGAAAAAAATCAAAAATAAAAAGGAAATAGGTTATGTCAGATCAAGTTTACAGCAACAGACCAAAAACAGCACACGTCAAGGTCAAAGGAAATGGAATGAACATTGACCTTATGTTGAAGATTTTCAAACGTAAGGTAAAGGAAAGTGGAATACTTGAAGAATATAAGAGAAGGACTGAATACATCAAACCTTCTGAAAAGAAAAAAGATAAAATGAACGCATCTCGGAAGAGACAAAGAAAGCTTGACCGAGAACAAGAATAACTAACTCGGTGAAGATGATAAAACTAAAAAACATATTACTTGAAAAGGATGAAAAACCTGCTAGTGAGAACCCCGATAAGATGCTTGTAAAGAACAAGGAGAGTGGGAAGTCTTACTATATAAGTAAGGATAGTTTTGACCCATCTGTTCACGAAAAATCAGAACCAAAAGAAAAAAAGAAAAAAGAAGAACCCGCGAAGGAAACAGAAGAAAAACCAGCAGATGCTGGTGATTCTGGTGGAGATCCAATTGCAGCTGCTTTTGGTAAAATTGACCAGAAAGAAAAGGAGCAGAAAAAGGAAAAGGAAAAAGAAGATGAAAAAAATCTGCCGCCTCATAAAAAACTTGAAAAGAAACTGGGTTCTTATATTTATCTTGATGATAAAGAAAAAGAAGAAATTGTTCAAGATATACAAAATACAAGACCAGACTTGAAAAATAAACTCATAAAATTTGAGTTTACTTCTTTCTTCCGTGAATATGATAATCTTCTTCAAACACTCAAAACTCAAGACGAGGTTGGTGATAAAGAAGGTTCAAAGAAAACGGTGGTTCAAATTAGAAAAACTGCAAAGCGATTTCAATCAATCGCTATTGCAAAATTAGCAGCACTTTCAACATATAAAAGTGATGAACAAACAATACAAGCTGCAAAATATTATCACAATGATTCTTTTTCTATAAATTCTTTTTTACGTGAAGGTAATAAAATCTCTTGGTCGAAGGACGAATTGGAAAAGGTAATCAAATCAACACCAGATGCGAAAACGTCAATGCCAACAAAATATAAGATGTATAACATTTTGTTGATGGACGAACATTTCAAATCACCAGGTGCTGTATTACAAAATGATACAGTTGTTTATCGTGGTATAAAAAAAGAAATACTCCAACAGTTTATTGAAGCTGGGGAGTGGATTGATAACGGATTCGTTTCTACAACACTAAACCCACTCATAGCGGAAGATTTTTCAGATAGAAATCTTCAAACTCGTGGTAAGACTGCAATTTTTGAGATAAAGCTAACTCGTGGTTCACGAGTTTTGATGTTACCATGTGAGGAAGATGAATTTTGTATTGAGTCCGAAATAACACTACCAAGAGGATGCCGATTCAGAATAGAGAAACACGATAAAAAGAAGAATATCTATACAGTATCAGTGGAGCAACCAAATGCCTGAAGAAAAAGAAGTAGAAAAACCAAAGCCATCACAACGATTCATTTATGACGAGGAAGATGTTGCCCACATTTTCAGACTCGGTGATACAGGAACGATATTTGATAAGAACGAAAATACAGAAAAATCAAATATTTTACTAAAAAAATTAGTTCCAAACAAGAAAAAAGTGATAAAATAAATTAGTTACTTATATTTATGAGTATAATACTCTATACATATAGAGTCAATACTATTTTTACTGTTAGATAGGCGTTATCAATAACCCTGAAATTAGTTGGAGACTACAATGACAGATTTACTGAAAGAAGCAATCGCAGATGCAAAGGCAGTCCGTGAAGTGGCACTTGCCAATGCTAAGCTTGCTCTCGAAGAAGCCTTCCAACCACGTATTCAATCCATGATCGCAACAAAACTCTCAGAAGAAGCCGAGTCAGACGAAGAAATGACAGAAGGTGAAGATGAGTGGTATATGGAAGGCGAAGAAGGTGAAGAAACGATGGAAGAAGGTGATGACGAAGAAATGCCGGTAGAAGAAGGCGACGACGAAGAACCAGCAATGGAAGAAGCCGAAGAAGAAATGCCGGTAGAAGAAGGTGATGACGAAGAGACACCAATGGAAGAAGGTGACGACGAAGAGACACCAATGGAAGAAGGTGACGACGAAGAGATTGATGAAGACCTCATGGAAATCATCCGTCAACTCGAAGAAGAACTCGACTCATCAGAAATTGGAAAGGGTGATAACAAGCAACCTTCCAAGTATGCTTCAGATGACAGCACAACAGACAAGAAAGAAAAGCTTGTGCAGTTAGTTGAAGAAGAGGAAGAAGAAGCGCCAGCAGTAGAAGAAGGTGATGAAGAAGAAGCTGACATCAAGGAAATTCTTCGTGCTCTTCGTGAAGAAGACGAAGAATCAGAAATGGAAGAAGGCGAAGATGAAGAACCAGCAATGGAAGAAGGTGAAGATGAAGAAAAAGCTGAAATGGAAGAAAAAGTCAATGAAGCTTATGCGGTCATCCAATTCTTACGTGAAAAGCTAAACGAAGTCAATCTTCTTAACTCTAAGCTCTTGTTCTCAAACAAACTTTTCCGTTCATACTCTTTAACAGAGTCACAAAAGGTCACAGTTATTGAAAACTTTGATCGTGCAGGTAGTTTGCGTGAAGTCAAGTTGGTTTATGCAACACTCGCTGAATCATTCAAGGGTCGTTCTATGAAGACACCAAAGTCAACAAAGAAATCATCTTTGAAGGAATCATTTGCAAGTAAGCCACAAGCAAGCACACGTCCATCTAAGAAGATTCTCACAGAATCAAATCAGGTGGCAGATAGATTTAAGAAATTAGCAGGTTTATTATAACTTTTTAAATTGGAGACACATAAATGAGTATTCAATCAATTTTAGGCTCTACAAACTCAGCTCATAAGAATCTTATGAATGAGAACAAGGGCGCTATCAAGAAGTGGGAAAAGACAGGACTTCTTGATGGTATCAAGACAGAGTTCGAAAAGAACTCAATCGCGGTTCTTCTTGAGAACCAAGCAAAGCAACTTATCGACGAATCATCACGTACAGGTACAGCAGCTGGTTCAGAAGAATGGGCTGGCGTTGCTCTCCCACTTGTTCGTCGTATCTTCTCTGAAATCGCAGCAAAGGATTTCGTTTCAGTTCAACCGATGAACCTTCCTTCAGGTCTCGTGTTCTTCCTTGACTTTAAGTACGGAACAGCACAACCTGGATTCACAACAGGTGCTGGTAAGGATTCACAAGCTGACTCTGTATTCGGTGTAACTGGTACCGGTGCTAAGGATGCTGACCCGTCAGGCGGTCTTTACGGTGCTGGACGTTTCGGCTATTCAGTCAACGATACAACAACAACAGCAATCACAAAGTCAACATCACTTGCAGCTGATGCTTTCACAACAGGTTCAGTTTCAACATCTTCAAAGTCTGTTTATCAATTTGATACAGAATTCGAAGCTGCATATCTTACAGCTCTCAACGCTGGCAATATCTTCACAGTAACATTCTCAACAGCATCACTTTCAACACCTGACTTCGAAGGAGTTCGTGCTTACAGAATCAGTGGTTCAAATGTTGCAGGTTACTTCCCACAATTCACATTTACAAACGCAGCAAACACACAAGTAACATTTGTTGTTTCAGGTGCTGCTGCTCCAACAGGCAACGTATTCGTGACATATCAGAAGCAACCAACATCAACAACTCGTGGTGACTTTGAAGAACAATCATCAGGTGCAGACATTGGTATCCCAGAAATCAACCTTGAACTTCGTTCTGAGTCAATCGTGGCTAAGACACGTAAGTTGAAGGCAGTCTGGACACCAGAATATGCTCAAGACTTGAACGCTTACCACTCAATCGACGCTGAAGCAGAATTGACATCAATGCTTTCTGAGTACATCTCACAAGAAATTGATCTCGAAATCCTTGATATGCTTATCAAGAACGCTCAGACAACAGAAAGATGGTCAGCTCGTATCGGTCGTGCTTATGATGCCGCTTCAAGTGGTTTCTCTGACTACGCAACAAACCAAGCTGCTGCAGCTGCTTTCAACCAACAGACATGGTTCCAAACACTTGGTACCAAGATCCAAAAGGTATCAAACGTTATCCACCAGAAGACACTCCGCGGTGGTGCTAACTTCCTCGTATGTTCACCACAAGTCGCAACAATCCTTGAGTCAATCCCT